ACCAGGAAGGTCGTAACGACCAGATCGTGGAAGACGGCGACTCTTTGGACGTCTGTGACGACCCGGAGTGCCAATGCAACCAATAATCCAGATGCCCAGCACTTTGATCTCCACACGCCACAGTCCTATGACTGCGACGGACGTGGAGACCACGGGGTTCACTGCTGGCTTTCATGAGATCATCGAAGTGGCTTTCGTCGTTCTAGACTCTGATCTAGAGCCGACCGACAACTACTTCTATTCTCGCATTCGTCCAGAGCGGCCCCAGAACTGTGACCCCAAGGCCATGAGAATCCACGGGATCACGTTGGATGAATTGAACAGATGGCCGGTGGCCTCTGTCGTTCTGGACATGTTTAACAAATGGTTCGACGACCTGAAGCTCCCTTTGAACAAGAAGCTCACGCCGTTGGCACAGAACTGGTCGATGGAGAACAAGTTCTATGACGCATGGATGGGTGAGACGCTGATGAGTAAATACTTCAGCCTCCCACGAGACACTTTGCGAGTCGCGGCGTTTATGAACGACCGTGCTTGTGTTCAGTGTGAAGAGTTCCCTTTCCCCGAGAGTTGCCAACTCGGAGAAATCTGCAGACGACTTGGCATTGATTACGAAGACGCACATAACGCTCTGGCCGATTCACTGGTCACAGCCAAGGTGTACAAAGAACTATTGAGGAGAGGTTGATGTCCAATCTTAACAGTGAGCAGGTAAAGGAAATGCTTGACGATTACGAGAAGGAGTTCGTTCAACAAGAAGGTCGCGTGAAGACCGAGACGGAGATGAACCGCGAGGAAGATCGGGCGGAGAACATCCTGGGCAACCTAGCCTGTGGTTTTCTCAGCACCTTGCTCGATGAGGGGACCGACTTCGAGGACGTGACTTGCCTAGAAGGTAGCGAGGTCAACGGAACTACCCTGGCACTGCACGAGGAGACCTTCACGATGTTGGACTCCCAGCACCCAGGAGATCTCACGCTGATCTTCGATCAGTTCTTCATCCCGGCTCTCGAACAGCTTGCGGAGAAGATCGATGGTGACGGACAGCTGGTCGTTCGGCCATACCAAGACCAGGACGTGATTGACTTTGTCACCCACGGAATCTTGAGTGCGACTGTCAAGTCTGCCGGTCTCGCGGTGACTATCAATCAGTCGTACACTAAAGCTGTTGGTGGCAAAGAAGGTTTCACGACCATCAAGATCCAGTTCTTGTCAGGACGAGTGCAATGAGCAACATTTTACTACCGGGGCAACCAGACCCCAACGACCCTATGGTCCAAGCAGCAGCACGGGCCAACCAACAGCAAGCCGAGTTGAACCATCTGATCAAGGGATTCCAAGATCAGATGTTCGTCTCGGTGTTCACACAGCTGGCCGTTGGCCACTTTGCGACAGGCGAAACCTTGAACCTTGAGACTGGGCGAGCCCTTGCCAATGAAGCCGCGAGTATGGCTCAGACCGTTGTTAACGGTTATGCCGGTTTCATGTTCGAAAAAATGGGACTTGCCAAGATGGAGAAGGTTGACCCAGAGTGATTCGTGGTGTATGATTAAGGAGTAAGACACTCGGTGGGCTGGCCGTCAACCGAAACACAGGAGTAGTGTCCTGGAGATCGTGATAGAGCGGGTTCGATTCCCATAGCCATGGTGGCGTTCTATCAGACGGCTGGCTCATCGTTACTTTGGAAAGACCCTATGAAACTCATACGAAAGACATCACAGGCAGAAGAGTTGATTCCCGACTGGGAAGACATGGAGGCAGGCCAACTCTTTGTATGTACGCAAGGGTTCACCCACATGGTGGTGGGCGGCCCTGACATGGACGGCGACAAACAATTGGTTCATTGGTGCCAGTCACTGGGTCCACAACTTTGCGATCCAGAGGAGTCGGTGTTCGTCGAACGCTTACTACAACTTGAAGACTTGGAGTTCATGAATTGATGAAGTACACAACATTTGGCAACGATATTGACGAAGGGTCGCACGATCAGATTGCGGCGGCCTGTGACCTTCCTATTGCGAGAGCCGGAGCTTTGATGCCCGATGCTCACTTGGGATACGGTCTTCCCATTGGTGGCGTGCTCGCAACAGAGAACGCAGTCATCCCGTACGGAGTGGGCGTCGATATCGCTTGCCGAATGCGTTTGACTTTGGTCGCCACAGACTCAGCTGACGTCGAGTCCTGGTTGGAGGTTCCCGGCCTTCAGTCTGTCTCGCTCGCGAACGCCCTGCGTGAGGGAACTCGCTTTGGGATCGGCTGCAACTGGGCCGGCGAAGAGCACGACCACGAAGTGCTGGAGTCCCCCGTTTGGGGGATGACTGATCACCTGAAGGAGTTGAAGGACACCGCTTGGCGGCAGCTTGGAACCTCGGGATCGGGAAACCACTTCGTTGAGTGGGGCGTCGTACACGCCTCTCAGGAGCTTGCTGAGGCGTTCGGGATCACAGTGGGGAAATATATCGCCCTTTTGTCCCATAGCGGCTCACGCGGTCCTGGGGCCAAGACGTGCAACAAGTACACGAAGCACGCCAAGTGGCAGAACCCAGCCGGAGAATTGAGCTGGCTGGACATGGACACCGACCTCGGTCGCGAGTATTGGGCGGCAATGCAGCTCATGGGCGAGTTCGCGGCGGCAAACCACGAGTGCATCCACAAGAAGGTTCTCAAGCTCGCGGGCTTGGAATCGTGCGGAGTGATCGAAAACCACCACAACTTCGCCTGGAAGGAAGATGGTCTGATCGTGCATAGAAAAGGGGCAACGCCTGCTCAAAAAGGAGTCTCGGGAATCATCCCTGGCTCGATGGCGAGCCCAGCCTACATCGTTGTAGGAAAAGGCAACGAGGCTTCTCTCAATTCAGCGTCTCACGGTGCTGGCCGCCGGATGTCGCGTAAGCAGTGCAAGAAGACGTTGGATTGGGACGAAGCCCGTGCCGATTTGAACGAGAAGGGCATCTGGTTGTTGGATGCCGGTTTGGATGAGATGATGGGAGCGTACAAGAACATTGACGCTGTCATGTCTCATCAGAGAGATTTGGTGGATACCATCGGAGAGTTCCACCCTAAGATTGTACTCATGTGCGGCGACGGGTCGCGACCGGAAGACTAATGAGCGGCGTCAAAGAAATCAACTGGCAGCTCCAAGTGGACATGACGCGGGACGAAGCCGAAGCTATGGCTCATCTCGCGAAGTTCTCCGGCAACATCAAGATGATGATGAAGGAAGACTTCCCTCGTGATTACGCGGACATCGATTGGACACTGGTCGAGCGAACGCTATCGAAATACTCGCGAGCCAAGTATCAGGACGACAAGTTCAAGAAGGCTCTACTTGAAACCTTGAAGAAACTGGAAGACGATGCTTGAGACCTCGCCTGATGTCACGATCCAATTGTTACAGGCCATCGCGAGCCTACTCCTGTTCATCTTAATGGTGCTTTGCGGCATCGCAATAAACCAATGAAAATCCAAGCCTTTATCGCCGCCTCGATCATGGTTGCTATGATCGGTCTAGCCACGTTGACCGACATGGCCAAGCGACACGAGGTCGAAGACTCATTTCAGCGAGGGTCCTCCAGCGGCAAAGCCAGAGCCACACAGGGCTTCCATGCTGAAGAGATGAAGCTTATTGAAACCATCCAAGCGAACGAGCGTGAGATCGCTACCCTGAAAGCTCAGAGGGATTACTACCGAGACTGGGCCATGAAAGAAGCCGAATGAAGTTCCTGAAAGTACAAATCGAAGCCTGGAAGAAACCTGTGTCCGCAAATCCGTACGAGGATGATGACGACGACACGCCCATCACTGAGATCAACACCGAGGATCTGGTGTCCGTCATCTCGGACGGGGCAATCAACCCTGACGACATCCAATTCCTCATGGCAGCCCCGCGAGACAATCGAACCTTCTGTACTATGAAGAACGAAAGCAGCCCCATTACGCTCGTGGGTTGCTTGAACGAACTCTGTGTGAGACTTGAAGAACTCTGAAGAAACTGCTTGACTTATGCCCTAAGTGTGGTATAGTTGAAGTAAACAAACACCCCTACTAAGGAACTTTCTATGAAAGTCAACGGACTCAAGACAGCCGTCAAGGCTGGAGACATCACGCCCCAAGAGGCATTGGATCAAATCGAGGCGTGGAACGCCGACACGCCGGAACTCATTCCTCACCGAACGGTGAAGTGGCTGAAGAACCGGCTCAAGAGTTAGTCGCCGCCGGCTTGCACGTTGATCTCTAGCCCAGCTAGATTCAGCGGACGAGCTTCAGAGAAGTCGGTCAGTTTAACCTGCTCGACTTCTACACCGTATTCCTCAAGGGCCTCTTGAGCGGCCTCAGTCATGGCGTGGATGTTTCCTTCTACGTCACTCATGAGTTCCTCAAGAGTCCAACCGGTGATGAGATCAAAGATGCAAGACTGGGCGATGTCGGAAACGGTGTCGTCAATGTCGAAGTTCTTCTCACCACAAGCAGCAATGATATCGCTGATACTGTAGACGACGATCCCTCGGGCCATTACTTTCCGAAGGTCACTGGTCATCAGTGTTTGCGACGGAAGCTTGAGTGTCTGTCTCGCGACAGGATACTGGGCCACGTCACTGACCATCGGCCAGTACCAGTGGACATCCGGTTCCAAGCGGACAGGCTCAAGGCCAAACTTCCACTTAATTCCTTCATGAGTCGCAATCACGATGACTCTGTGAGGGAAGAACCCTAGAATCACTTCAGCAATTGTGTTCAACCATTCAAACATAAAAGGATCTCCTGTGGATTTTGTAATTGAAATTTGTTCGGCCATCAACCCTGACTACGCCTTAGCTGCGTGCTGTTTGATGCTGCTCGTGTACTGTGTTACTCTGTCGTTGCGTATCAGCAAGATGTCAACGGTTTCTGGCGTTGCCGGCGTCATCAACAAAGAACTTGAGCGGACACGGTTCAAAGCTGTCGGACCTACTTCTGGCCGCCTCAGCGGACGATCTTCAAACCCTTACGACGCGGGAGCAAACAGACGATGAACAACTTCAACAAATACCAACACGTAGAGCGTTGGGGCAACAGCGAGGTGCGGGACATTGAGTATGGCGAGTGCCATATCTTTCCAAAGCTAGACGGCACCAATGCGTCTGTCTGGATGGAGGATGGTGAGGTCGCCTGCGGTTCACGTAACCGCAAGCTTGCGGTAGGAGCTGACAACGCGGGCTTCATGGCTCACGTGAACAGCAATGAAAATATCTTGGCCCTCTTGAATGAGAAGACCGAATGGCGTCTGTACGGCGAGTGGCTGGTTCCTCATGCTTTGAAGGGCTACACCGACGAAGCTTGGCGGAAGTTCTACGTCTTCGATGTCGTGGATCAGTTTGACCCCTTCGATGACATGAAGCCTCGGTACGTCCAGTACGACGAGTACATGCCCGTCTTGCGAGACGCTGGTGTTGAGTTCGTTCCTCGTATCGCACTCTTGGACAAGCCGACGTACGAGCAGGTCGCGACTCTTGCTAAGACTGACCGCTTCTTGTTGCGGGAAGACTTCGAAGGCGTTGGCGAAGGTGTCGTTGTCAAGAACTACGCCTTCAACAACAAGTACGGTCGTCAGACCTGGGCGAAGATCGTCAACGAAGAGTTCAAGGAGAACAAGGGCAAGGACGGACCTCCTGGTACTCCCAAGGAGCGGCCTATGGTCGAGGGAGCCATCGCTGACAAGTACGTGACCAAAGTCCTTTGTGACAAGGTCAAAGCTAAGATCGAGAACGAGGTCGGCGACTGGTCGAGCAAGTACATCGGTCGATTGTTACAGACGGTGTTCTACGACATCGTTCGTGAGGAGTCTTGGAGCTTCGTCAAGGAGCACAAGTTTCCTGTTATCGATTACAAAACCTTGCGGACCCTGATCAATGAGCAGGTGAAGCGTAACATGCCGGAGTTATTCTAGTGCATTACGACTTGGATGAAAAATTAACGGAGGCGTACCGGTTGGCAGAGATGTCACCTGACCAGTCCAATCAAAATGGAGCGATCATCTATCAGGATGATGTCGTGATGTCCATGGGGTTCAACCATTTCTACAATGGTGTTCCCGAGACTGACGAGCGGCCAGCGAAGTATGAGCGAATTGCTCATGCCGAGTTCGACGCTTGTATCAATCTGGCTCACCAAGAGAAAGCGATCAGCGCGGACGCGGTCATGTTCTGCCCATGGGCGACATGTAAGCCTTGTGCTCTCGCGATCATCGGAGCCCAGGTTCCGTTCCTCGTTGTTCACCTTGAGCGTTGCAAAGCCTTCATGGCAACTCGCGGCGGCCAAGCGGAAGTCAATCTTCAGGATTGGCAACCGGACATCGACGAGTCGTCGCAATGGATCAAAGACAGTGGTTGTGAGATCATCGTCTTCGAAGGCCCTGTTGAGTCCTACGTTGGACCGGGCATCAACATCAACGGGAACAAGTGGTCCCCAAAGACATTGGAATTTGTATCTTGATTTCAGGAATCCCTATCTCAGGCCCGGTCATTCACGCCCAGCCACAACCGAAGTTCATGTTGGACGACGAGCACGCTCGTATGCCATATCGAAGCAAACCAGCTTCCGTTGGGCTCGACATCCACTCGTGTCATTACAAGGTTATCCAACCCGGTGAGACCTCGTTGGTCAAGACCGGTCTTCGTTGCTCCTACAACTTTGGTTGGGGAGCGTTCTTCTGGGACCGCAGCGGCATGGGCTTCAAAGGCTTCCACCGGTTCGCCGGAGTCATTGAGAGCGACTACGTTGGGTTCTGGGGCGTCGTGATGTACAACTCGACCAACCAGCCCATGGAGGTCAGCCCCGAGAAGGCGATCATCCAGGTCGTCTTCCAGTCCGTCTGGATGGGCGAGCCCAAGCAAGTCGATCAGATCGACATGAATACTGACCGGGGCGAAGCCGGATTTGGGAGCACCGATGCCGTTAAGTGACATAGTGGATCGAGTTCAGCGGCTTCTCACGTATGAAACTGAGGGCCGATTCCCTGACGGTTACGACGTAGACCGAGCGATGATGGACGACCATCTACGCGAGCAACCAATAACTTGCGAGATCGCTATGATGATCGTCGCCAATCGACAAGGGAGTTTTGAACAATGATCAGTGAACGCTACAGCGTCGAGAAGCAAGGGATGGAGCTGGCCGACAATAGTCGGATTGTCTTGGTTCCCGACGAGGTCCGGTACAACAACCGCGAGGTATGTGAAGCCATGGACTCAGTGAGCCGGCTGACTCCCGAGGGCTTCAACAAGCTCTGTGAGCTTCTGCCTGAACGGGTCCAACAATACAGCCCTCCTGTGGAACGGAAGGTCGTTGACCTGAAAGGGTTCACGCGGCGGGCCGGCGACATCAGTGACTTCGACTTCGTCGTTGACTTCCGCCGCCCGGACGGCTCAATTGTCACCGTCTTGATTCCAGACGTCCAACCGGACCATTACAGCCGCGTCGGCCAAGCCGATGCTCAACAAGAGCCTTACGGCTTGAACCTAGTTTGCAGAGGACACTACACATGAAATTAGATGGACTGTGGTTCCGCCACTACAAAGGCACGGAGTACCAAGTGGTATGCGAAGCCGAATGCTGTGAGAATCTCTCACCACAAGTCGTCTATCGCGACCGCGATGGGCGTACTTGGATCAGAAACAAATTCGACTTCATGTCGTCGCTGCCCGGTGGGAAACGTCGATTTGCACCAATGGTCTCGGACGCTCCGAAGGACCGACTGAACGTGTGTGAGCTTCGACGTGAGGAAGCTGTCATCGCGATCCAGGTCTATGACGGCTCGATTGAAACCACTGAGCACCCACTCGTTCTCGAACGAGGGCGGCTTGAGTTCGCGGATGAGGGTGGCCTGTTCGTACTGTCGATCCTCCACGGAACCACCAGCAATGTGCCTGAAGGGTTCTTCGTCGGCAAGTTCAACATCCGCTATTCAAATGAGCTTGACACCGTCGTGGACCTCAAAGGCTGTGAGGTGAACAACCCTCAGTCTGCCAGCGTGTTCCGTCTCGCTGGGACGTTTGAGTCCTCGACCCTATCGTACACTTAGAGGCGTTTTGGTTTCTGAATCGGGCAAGCCGGGTTGAGCAGTGTTGCTTATCAACCCGGCTTTCTTTTTGTATGGTTGGCCGCCCGAACTTTCGAACGGGCGACCGGTTTTTCACTTAGCCAGTCACAGTGAACTGATCGGTCGGAACCATCTCCCGGATTTGACCCGAGTACGTTGCGATGTCCGAGACAGCCAAGCTGCCATTGGCCCCTACCTCGATAACGCTCCCGCCTGACACAATGGTCATTCGGTTCAAGTTATTCATGTAGAGACCTTCGGGTGTCGAAGCGTCAGGGCTGAAATGTCCAGGGGTAGTGTTCTCGTACGATACAGATGCCATAGGGCGTTCTCCAAATTGGAAAGTGATAGACGGTCTTCCTGACCAACGAAACATCCAATGTTCCTAGCGGACGGGGCAAGCCCCGCCTTCACATTCAAGACCTTCCAGCATCTCGCCCGCTCCGACGTCACCTTCGATCTGCTTGATCTTGGATGACGCCTTAACGAACTCAGCTTCAGTGATTTCTTCGAGCGGTGCTTGCGCGAACCCGTGATCATCGTGACATAGAAAGGAGATCGACTTCAGGTTTCGAAGATTGGCAGCGAGCCAGTCCTTGATCTGAGAGATCTCAGATTTCTTGTAGTAGACCGTTACCGACACTGCTTGGTCAGCCCAGTGCTTCTGAGCCATCAAGAGTGTGTCGAGCTGTTGCCACGTGTCAAACGTCTTAGCAGTCGGTGCTCCATCAGGAGCGTGCTTGTAGAAGTTCACAACGACCGTGTTTGGATCTCGGGTTCCATCGAACCGTTGAACGTATTCCATCGGGTGGCCGGCGGCCTTCAAGATCGGAATCAGTTTGTCATTCGAGGAGAATCGAACCCGACGAATGTACCACTCAGCGTAGTAAGGGTGAATGCCAGGAGAGACATCGCCCACGAGTGACAAGGTTCCCGAGGGCTTCACGACAGTCGTCCGGATGCTCAGAGGAAGATTGTATTCCTTCGACGAAGCAACGTTCTCTTCTTGGATTGCGTTGTAGGCGAAGTCCAATGGCTCGGGAGCGAACAGAGGAGACTGAAGGCAACCCGTGATCGATGTTCCCACGCGAGCGTTGCGAGCAACGACCTCTTGGGTCTTCGGATCGTGGTACTTCTCAGCACAGACACGTTTCCCGTACCGGTGAAGCAAACGGGCCACCCGAGCGAACTCGTCCGGACCTTGGATTCTCGGCATGAAGATCTCTTGCAGATTGCAAGGCTCGTGACTCTCAAGAGTCGCTTCCGCGCAAGGGTTCATCCCTACCGCCGAGTCGAACATCTCTTCGCCCATGCGACCGTACTTCTGCATGTTGAACCGGTTGACGATGCCATAAGGCTCCCCATGCTCGTACGTCTTCCAGAAGCTCGGATGGAGATCCTCGATGTCTGAACAGACCACAGACAGATTAGCACAGGCTCGGTGCGACGGAATCTCTTTCAAGTCCCATCTCTTAGCTGTCAGGTATTCGCGGTCCCAAGGGTCGCCCAGGATGATGATCGCAGAGCGTCTGACGTTGCCGCTGACGACCATCTCGCCAGTACAGCACAGGATGTCCATTGCGTCGATAGGACGCACGTGCTTGCCTCCACGGGACGCTAGGAGGGCACAGATCTTCTCAATGAAAGCGATCAAAGGCTGAGGACCACTGGCCTTGCCTCCGAACCCTTTGATGTCCTCGTCTTTCCCGCGAACGCAAATGGTCGAATAAGTGAACCCTTTGCCCGTAACGAAGAAAGCTTCCAGCACTCGGTAGAACAACTTGTTCCACCCTTCTCGCGAATCGGGGACAATGAAGTCCGCGTCCGCTGTATTCTTACACGTGATGACCACGTCTTTTTTGATGTGAGGGAGCTTCGAGACGAATCTCTGCTCCACCGACAATCCAACGCCGCCGCCGAGCATGAGCATGTCTTGTGCCCACACGAAGTTTTCCCATTCGTCAGCTGACACGTAGTAGCAGTTGTTGAGGGCCGCACCACCAAGAGTCTCATGGGAGGGCGAGCCAGAGAACCAAAGACCACGCCCAGCTGGGAGGCCCTTTCGCTCTGACATCATTTCTCTTAAACTGTTGATCTCATCCTCAGACACGTTGTGGTTTCGGACGTTGCCTCCGAGAACCCTCTCTACGATGTCTAACCAGTCCTCCTGCTTTCCGTTATCATTCCGTGAGTACGTACGCTTCGTAACAACTGTGGACAAATTGTCCCAGTATCCATAATCCATTTAGTTCTCATTTCCACAAGTGCATTGGGCACGATTCGGTTTTCATTTTCAGTTTGTTGGTAAGTGGTGCGCTGTCAGTATTGACAGCACATGAACACTTCTTGCACGCATGTGCTTCAGGGTCAAATAGCTCGCAGCCCTTGCAGAACGTTTCGAAGATGTACTTCACCTCTTCGTCTGTACGCACGGGTCTACCGGCTACCACCCACTGCCGAACAGCGTTAGCCCACTTGGCAGCTTTACCTACCAAGCCAAGGTTCGCCACTTCGTCAGCGGTCTCTTGGTCACAAGCTTTACAGATTTCTGGATTGATTTTGTGGCCAGTTACTCTGCACTTGTCGTCCCAACGATAAGGGCACGCCTGAGCGTACCCCTTCTTTCTTTCCTCGGAGTGCATCACATACGGGTCGCTTCCCATTGGCATCACACTCAGTAATTCTTCGCTCCAATGTGGAGCCCCTTGACAAGCGGCCTTCTTCTGCATGGCCTTGATGGCCATCAGTGGGCAACCCTCACATGTGGGAACGTCCACGATCTTCAGGTAGGTGTCAGGAGTTTTAGGTTCGAGGCACCGGTGTTGTGCCTCGCCCTTGATCTCCTCTTTCTGCCGCTTATCGCAGTCAATTTTTCGATCAGTCATTTACGTTAACCAGTTGGAGTCGGTTCGTTAATTTCGCCGTCACCCGCGCCGGGTGCGTCAGGGTCTCCAGGGATTCCAACGGAACCTCCGTTTTCACACTCACCGTATCCAGCAGAGCCAGGAATGGCCTTGAGGAATCCAGCTTGCCATGTGTCTGATTTACCACACTCGTATCGGCAGTTGTCCCATAGCTCCGTAGCTTCAGCGTTCTTCTGCTCCATGAACTGTTGAGCCGCCCAGAGGGCACCGAACGTGTGGCAGAATGAAACCGTTGGACCATAACAAGGTCGGCCCGGAGAACCACAACCACAAGGGCCTCCACCTGGACAGCTTGTCCCTGGGTTGATCGTGGTCGTAACAGCTTCGGGAGTGATCGTGATGACCGTAACTTCGTAGGTACACGTGTCGCTTGGGTGTGGTGAACCACAAGCTTCCTTGTCTTCGTCTTCGTCGGCGTTCCCGCCTCCGAATCCCGATTGGTTGTTCTCGAAGTGATCATCCTGTCGGTTAGCGATCTCCTTGAACTCAGAGAATGTAGGAGCTGATAGAGGGACCGTGATGTCAGGGTCGTTGGCGACTGGGCAGTTGCATTGGGCAAGTGTGTCACCAATGTCTGATGGGAACCGGTCGCCAGTTGTCTGAACGACCAGACGGTCGGCAGCGTTGCCCGCAACCACACCTTGAGCCCAGATCTGACCAGGGTCAGTTGTCGAGAATCCTCCAGCCAGAATGTGGCCAAGTGGCGGAGTAACGTTGAATCCCAATGCGTCACCGGCTCGGCCATCGTCTGTCCCGGTAAGAGGGAAGTGCTCCTTGGAATCCTGTGCCGCAGGCCAAGCAAACGTGTAAGGGACTTTTTCCCCCGCGCGAATCGGTGTCCAGCATCGGAATTTGATGGTGTTGGTGTCAGCATTGTATTGTGAGTCCTCAACGATCACCGTGGTGTTCGCTGGGAACTGCGGAATGTTCAGAGCTACTGCGTCGAACGCATCGAGATCGATTTGAGTCAAGGGTGTCTCAAAGTGAATACGCTGCCAAGTCGTCGCTTCTCTGATCATCCAGAAAGTCGCAGACTTCAAGACAGTCTCAAAAGTGTTTTGCGTATAGTAATCATACACTACTTTTGACGTCCCGTAAAGCGGAATATTCCATTTTAGAGAGATTCTTCTCTCGGCCTCGTCCGCTTTATTGTTAGGAGCGGCAGAACACTTCCAAGTGATCTCATGCTTAGTTTTGAGATCTTCGGTATCACCGTGTGTAACCCGCACAGACTCTGGAAGGATGTCAGCCATTGTAAGCGTTCTAATCGGTGTAGGCTCTTCAGCCAGATAAATCAGAACCATCTCGCCGTCGCGAACAACCGCAGCCAATCGGGATTGGTACGCGATGTCACCGATCAGATCAAAGACACTCGGTCGGTCGGTGACCATCATGCCGATTGGGTAGTTCTCCAGCTTGGGTTGCACTGCAGCGTAAGACACTGGGTCCATCGTGATACCGGATGTCGCTAGGTAAGTATCGACCAGGAACTTGATGCAATCAGCTGGGTTGGGTCCGACGTTGGACCGAGCGGTGACATAGATGTCCTCTTCCCACTCCTCGTCCTTGTAAGTCTTGAGGGGTTTGGTGAGGACGATTTCAGAGACGCTGTTGTATGCCCCGTAGTCGGTGACTCGAACAGAGTAGTAGTCGGTTGGAAGAGAGACCAACAGAGTTTGCTCGCCGTACTTGCGGTACGCGGCTACTCCGGTAATGGTGCCACCAAACAGGTTCGCAATGTGTAGGATTTCAGCTTCGGCTTCCAAGAATACTTCGCTCCCTGGTCGAAGCCAGATGAAGTCTGCGGCCTCGAACAGCTCGAAGTATCTCCACGACTCACCAGCCCCATCGACCACGCCGACAGAAGGGTCTCCGCCGGAGTTACAGTCCGCTGAGGAAGGGGTTGTGACGTTCTCATTTGAGAGACCGTTGTCACCTTTTGTGTTCCAGCCGACGTTAGGCGTACGGTTTCTCCAACCGTAGCGAGCCTCGTTGAACCGCTTGCATGGTGGGTTTCTAACTTCGTCAGCTTGAGGGTGTTGCACGTCACTCCATGTGAAGTTCTCCCCACTGAATCGACCGGTGAAGACGACCCCTTCAATGTTGATCTTGAGGATCTGGTTTTGTGGGAAGGCCGCTCCACCTCGAATTTGCATTGGGTTGACGACCAGGGCCAGCTCTTGGTTGCGACGTACGATGATCTTACAGATCTCGTTGAAGCGACGAGTCAGGCACTCTTTGTCAATCCGATCAGAGAGAGGGATTTGTTCAGCACATTGTCCCGCTGGTAGTCCAGGGCAAAGGCAACCCACTTGCTTCGTGAAGTTACTTCGGAATTGGATACACTCGTCGGCACCCGGTGGCTGTGACCCCTCTGTCCGAGGTGGGTCGTACTTCAAAGCACACTGTAGGTACGTAGCTTGGCACAGACGCTGAGCAAGGGTAAAATCAATCACACCTTGCCCACCGACCAAGAACCCCTTGCGAGGTGATCGTACACGTTGAGTCTTCTCCCAGCAGACGTCGCCAAAGATCATCGGCCACGGCTTGCCTCGAAGTTCTTCAGGAACGTTTGGAAAGTCACCGTCTTCGATTGCGAAACCAGTCTCAGTGGATTCCACCTGACTGATGATGTCGAAGCTCAGTGTGCGGTCGCTCTCGTCCCATTCAAGAGGAGAGTTGATCTCGCCTTGGAACAACAACGTCTTATCTGACAATTGAACACCCTGAACCATAAGGTACACGCGGGCCTTCACCTTGTGAACGTCATTGCAGTCAACAACGTCCTTGAGCTTACCTTTGAAATCGCCGTCCTGGATGTCGCTAAGGACGACGGATACGTTCTGGGTGGAGCTGGACGAGTTGACGACTTGAGTGGTGTTGAAACCTCCCAGGTCCGACATGGTTGGAAAGGGATACTCTTGGCCGTTAATCTTTCGGTCAGAGTAGAGTGTCTCCGTACCTGGGGTCCATTCGATCCCCAGCACTCGGACAGGCTCGACGCCCTTCTTCTTCAAGATCAGGTTGGTATTCAGAGCGGACGATAGAACTCTCATTAGACTTTTTCCTCAAGCTGCAGTGTGAAGCTGTAAGCTTCGTTTCCTGGCCATCCTCCGGCGCGGCCTTCACCGCTTCCCTCCCAAGGATTGACCGTCATGTACCCGATGTACACTGTGTCGTTGTGGTCATACATTCTCACTAGTGAGCTACTGTAAGCTCGGAAGAACTCTTTGACCTCAAGCATCTTCTTGTAAGATACTTTGAACTCCCATTGGTGGACCTCGCGGCCCCGCTTCTTTTTGATGTAGGTATAGAGTGTCCCATCCCCAGTACGAATGGTTGACATCGTATGGGCTTTGTTACGTTGGTTGCTGAACTCCGGACTTCTCAACAGAAGGTTGTCTGTGATGGCTGGATATGGTGCTTGAACGATGAAAGACATGCTGTCCCCTAAAAGAAAGCCACCTCCGAAGAGGTGGCCCGTGAAACGATTAGCCGTTGACTGATCGTGAAACTTCTCGCCAGCTTGTTCCGTCGTATACAAGCGAGAGGACGGTGCCAGATGCACCAGTGAATGCCGCCGAAAGGTTGACAGTGTCAGCCGCTTCGGTGGTCAAGTCAGTAATCGTGACGTTCGTGTCAACGAAGATCAACGTAAGCGTCATACCGTCGATACCACCAGTGATGGTTCCGATAGTGTTGCCTCCGCCGTCTCCGGTGACAGTCATGACCTTGCTGGTGACCGCGATAACAGTCGCTGCTGCTGCCAAAGTGACAGCCGCGTTGGCCCCAGCGAGCCCGCCGATTTGTGGCTCTGCGACCATCTTGACAACAGGTGTCAAAATGTCCAGCTCAGTATCGGAAGCCGTTCCGATTTTGTATGTGCTGGAATCGTCGTCGTCGCCTACCCAGGCAAAGATGTCCTGCTTCGGGCGTGGTGATGGTCTTCCCATAAGAAAGATCCTCCATAAAGATTAGTTGACGGATCGAGAAACTTCGAACCACTTATTTCCGTCATGAATAAGTTGCATCGTGTCGTCTGCCGAGCTTGTAAATGCCGCAGACAGGTTAACCGTGTCAACCGTGGCCGCAGCCGTGTCGGTGACCGTTACCAAACCATCAACAAATTTCAAAGTGAGGAGCATACCTTTGACGCCGCCAGTGATGGTAGCGAGCGTGTTTGCCCCTGCGTCCCCTGTGATCTCCATATAGTCTCCTACGACTGCAAAAGTCGTGACCGCCGCAGCGAGAGTAATCTCTGGGGTTCCAGGATCGCCGTAGGTTGGAATCCAAGCGTCTACTCCGTTGACTTCGCCTCGAACAAACCCGGAAATAATACCAGGAGTAGTGAGGCTTGAGATCGGGTTCACAGCCGAGGCTGCCGAAGTAGCCTCAAAGTTAATGAAGCCCTCTGTGATGTCAAGCTGACTCAGCCCCAAGCACTCAACAGCCGCAGCGGCTGTAACCTCAACGTTGAGTTGCTCGCTCAACGTCTCTTGGTTGATACCAAGTCGGTTGATGTTGGACGCCATGTTACCGGTGATGATCGGCGTGTTCGATCCGCCAGCGAAGTGGATCTTCAACTGACCATCAGTGCCAGCCGCGTCTGTTTCCAGACCAGGGCCGATCAGAATGTTAGACGCTCCGGTGGTAGTCGAGTCACCTGTTCCGTTGCCAAGGAAGGTGTTCGATCCGCCGGTCGTCAGAAGCAACCCGGTGTCTTTACCAATACACAAGTTCCCGGCACCAGTTGTCAAAGCCTGACAAGACCGTCCGCCGATAGCAGTGTTGTTCCACGTGTTGCCTTCGATCACCAACAGAGCGTTGGTTCCAATGGCCACATTGAACTGACCGGTGTGAGCCGTGACAGCTGAACCAGAGAGAGCTGCCTTACCGATGCCGAGGTTGTTCGAGCCTTCGGTGTACCGAAGAGCTGCGTCACCAATCGCGATCAGGTCACCCTGGTCAACGGCGGTGATTGTGTTGGCTCCGATGGCCACGCTGGTGTTCGTTGCAACGATCCCAGTGCCGGAGTTCTTACCGATACAGATGTTGTTCGCGCCTGCGGCGACATTGAGGCCCGCACTGTCCCCTAGGAAAGTGTTTCCTCCGCCAGTTGTTAGGTTCGAGCCGGCGAGGACTCCGAAGACTTCACAGTCTCCACCTGAACCGCCACCAGGGCTAGTGATTCCGCCGTTGGCGTTCACCTGCCCAGAGAAGACCGCTGAGGTCGTAGTCAGGGAGCCACCAAGAGTGAGGGCTCCGCCGACTGTAAGCGCAATGGTAGCCGTATCAATGACAAGGATGTCAGAGAATGTCCCCTGTTGACCGATGGTGATCTGCCGCGCGGCAGCGTCATCACCTTGAATTTGAATGCCCTGGTCTAGAGCAAATAGATCGATATTAGCCACTGTAAGTTACCTCGAATCCTCGGAATTGGACATTGTCCCCGTTGTGAATTACGTCGTCAGTTAGAACTTCAACCGCGTGTGTAAGCCCGAGGTTGCTGGTCATGTCTCGTGTCAACAATTGAAGCACAGAGACGCTGCCGGACAAGCCGACTTGTTGAATGATGTCTGGTCCTGGCATTTCGACTCCTTCGAACTCGAATGCCACGGTCCAACGATCTCGGGTGTCTTCCACCACAGGCTCGTTGGGGTTCATAATGACCCCTCTCCAAAAGCGGCCATGCCAGTCGTGCAGAGAGATCTCTTCTCCGAGGTGGTCCCCGAAGAATGTCAGTAGAGCGTCCACGTCCGTCAGCTTCAAGCCGACGATGGTTCCTTGGAGAGTGTTCACCAACGGCCATGTTGGGTCCCGGTAGACTTGGAGTTCGCCACCACTTGTCTCCCGATTGATTCTCGTGTATCCAAGACGGTCCCGGTCGTCAAGCTCTGGGTTACGAAGGAACGTGATGTCGTTAGACCCATCCAAAGCAGTGAAGCTGAGTCGAGCCCCTGTCTGAGCCGTGTATGGTTCAGGGCCAAGAGTTCCAAAGTTGTTGAAGTCGTTGTAGACGCATTTGGTTCCATCGTCGATCCAGTAAGCGACTGCTTGTGAAACGATGTCGATGGTCGAAGGGGCTGAAGCGTACTGCAGGTTAATCAGCACTGAGTGGCTGAGCCCCAGAGCTTGCTGGAAGTGAGGGTCTGCGTTCAGGTACGCGACCGCGTTATGGGTAAGCGAAAGCTCTTGCTTCTGGACGTCAGTCGCGATTGACACGAGTCCCAAAGGTTGCACAATACTCTGCTCATTGTCCTTGCCCGCGAAAGAGGTCAGCCCGAGCGGACTCGCTACTGTTTCTACCAGAGGTTGCCCGACCTGAACACCATGCCCTAGGAACAACTGCTGTACAATAGGGCTGAAGTTCAAGACATCAACCGTGTGACTTAGCCCCAGACCTTGAACCAGTTGAGGGAAAGAGTCTGTGACGGCTGCGTGGGACAGCCCGAGAGTGTGTCCCACTGCGTGGAAGTCACCGATCAGCAACTCGATAACCACCCCCTGTGTCAGGACGATATTCGTAGCCACGTCGATCACCGGACCCAGAGTCTGGGTGATGCCCAGTGTGTGGGACAGACTTTGGATGAGCGGATCTCCCACGCCAAGTCCAGCCGTCATCGACGACCCAAGCAGGGTGGAGTCTACTGTTCCTAGTTGTGAGGTAAGTGCCATTTACTCTTCGATCCAAGCGAGTAGGTGAATCATCTGGTCGTCGGCTCCCTGGTTGTCCCCGCCCCACCAGATTTCGTCAGGACCTGTGTCAAAGTGGAAGCCACGAAGTTCAGTGTGTTGTTGCCACCAGTTGTAACCGTCCGCTGACTTGTAGTAGATAAGGTTGGTGCCATCATCTTCAATCCTCAGCCAGTAGTCTGCACGAACAGGAGTGTTCTCTTGGGACGAGTTGGCCGGAGCTGTGCCCGTAGTGGCGAAGTCGTCAAGGTATTGAGTCCAAGAGTCGTTGCTGTGGTGGTAAGCGATGAAGCTCAATTTTGAGCTGGAGCTTTCTCGGAACCCGATCAAGTTGGCGTTGTCTGCGGAGTCATTAGCACCAACACCTGTCAGGACGTGGCAGGTGAGGGTGTAAGGTGTTGCCGGAGCCGTCTTGTACAGACCGACACCATTAGGGGCCGCTCGGCTCTCCATCTTCAATGTGATCCCGCCAGTGGCATCGTCCAGAACTGAACTGGTTCCGAAGTTCCCCTGAGTGAAGTCAGATGAAGTCAGGACGGTCCCAGCTTGGTTCAACAGCCGGTTGGGTGGACGGTCGAAAGCGTATGGGTCGATGAAGTCAGTGATGTACTTGTCGATTCCAGCCTTAGTGATGATGATCGCTACGTCGGCGTTGTCAGCGTGCCCGACAGCCGTGCTACCTTCAATACCTCGAACGACCGTCAGAGCCCCGCCTGATCGAGCGGTGACCAACATGATCTCAGCCTCTACAGCGATTCGGTAGTCGCCTTCCAAAGGGAAGCCGGCCAGAGAGTTGATGTTCACCGTAGTTACGGCTCCGCTGATGCCACCGTTAAGGGTGGATGTTGCGTTGTTCGCGAATCGTTCTTGTCGTACCATTATCTAAATCCAATCGCAATAGCCTTGGTGACTGATGCACCAACAGTTGTGAAGTCCAGGGTGAGCCCACTGGCCGAGAACCCAACGAAGTCAGCTTCCCACAGTGTTCCGCCCGCACCGTCTGGAATCTTGAGGGCCTTGTCCGAGTGAAGAGCTTGACTCGCCGCTGGTGAAGCGTTGTGCTCCAAGAACATCGAGGTGCAAGCTTGTCTCTCGGCCATGATGTTTGAGAACGCCCAAGCACCGTCCACATTTTGAAGGGTTCCCAGAGCCGTAGCTCCGGACGTGATCAACATGACCAAGCGTGGCTCGAAGCCAAACGCGAAGGTCTGTTCGCCGGTCGAAATCGGCAGATCGATGGAAATGACATCGGAGTCGGCTGGGGCTCCAAGCTTCAGGAACAAGAGACCAACGGTTTGGCTCATCGTGTTGATTCGCCCAGTCAAGGTGATTCCGTCCGCGTCCCAAGACGTGACCTCAGAAGCTTCGTCAGTAGTACCGTCTCGGCTCACGTACATTAGGTGGGTCAAATCCGTCTGGATGTGGTTTTCGCTGAAGTCGTTGTCGTCAATCGACTGCATTAGGCAACACCCTTGACCTCCGCCATTTGAAGCAAAGCCAATACCAGACGAAACTTTTCTCGTCTGAAGGTTCGTGTGACCACCCGCGCTTCCTCCGATCCAAATCACTGCGTCAGGAGCGAAGCCAACGCCTGTGATGGCTTGGGTCGCCGCGACCGAGTGGGTGATCGATTTACTAGTTGCCTTGGCTTCCAGCTCGCTGCCCGCAAAGTGAAGCATAGCTCCTTTGTAGTCGCCTGCCGCGTTGCTGTTCGACCAATTGATCTGCAACTGGCCGCCGACAATGGATGTCAGAGCGCGTGACGCTGGCCCCAGTTCTCCTGTTTGAGTAGGCCAACCTAGAACGTAATCGTTGTTCTCATAGTTACGTGCTTGGGTGTAATCACCTGTAACAGCTGTAGTGTCCAGGTGAGAGACAGCTGTTGAGCCGTTGACGCCTCGGGTGACTGTAAGGGTGTTGCTTGACCGGTTGGTTACCGTCATTTCCTCAGCTTCACACACGATTGTGTAGGGAGTTTTTGAAGAAGGCGGGAAAGCGTTTCCGTTGACCAAGATCACCGTGGTCGTGACATCGTCAATGGCTCCGTTCAAAGTTGTTGCTGCAGCGTCGTTACGCTGGCGGTTACCAGAGCTGAAGTGAGACTCGTTCGCGATTGCCAAACCGTCCGTCAACGACACGCTCATTCCAAGATCAGTGCTGATGGTTCCATCAGTGTCAGATCCGTGGTGTAGAAGCGTACCTTTAGGCGTGCCGATCAGAGAAGCCGAAGTCTGGGTTGTGCCTGTGTCCCCGAAGAATGTCACAGGCTCGATCTGGAAGTCAATACCTTGCACGGGATCTTGGGGGTGGACGACAAACGACCGCAAGTGCATGAGCTTGTCGGCTTCTCCCCGAGGGTTGAAAGCCCAGACCAATTGATCGGCAGCAGCGAGCCACGCGGTTCGGGTGTCTTGGCCAATCAGTCTCCAGTAGATTCCGTCCGGCGAGGAATAAGCATAGATGTTTGTGTTGTCGTCCTCGACACGCAACCACATGTTGTCGTTCGCAAGGTGCATAGGGTTGTTTGTTGCGGCAGCCGCACTGAAAGTCGATGGGCTGGTGTACCTGAAGAACTCGATCTCGTCTCCGATTTCGGCGTAGGCGAGTTCGAACCGACCGCTCGCAGAATCCCTGAATCCGATACCTTGAGCACTTCCGCTACCGCTTCGGGTGAACCCAGGTCCAAACTGGATGTGGGCAGTCAGCGAGAACGGTGGGGTAGGCATCGCGATTGTGAGCATCTTCCAGTCGCCGGTTGTTTCGTTGACCGTGACGGTCATCCCACCAGAAGGGTCATCCGCGACAGACGAAGTCCCCTCGTTCAGCCAAGTGAAGTCTGCCGAAGTCAATGTGTTGCCTGTCAGATCCAATAGACGGAAAGGTTTTCTCTTAGACGAGCCGCCGAACTGACCCATGACGGCCAGGGTGTCGTCAGTGAAAGTCGTCAAAGCACCTTTGGTAAGGACAGCCGTAACGTCTGCCAGAGTCAGGTGAGACGCTGCTGATGTACCGTCAGCTCCCCGCTCCACAGTGAGGACGTGGGTTGCTCGGGCCGTTACCAAGATGATCTCACTGTCAATCAGGATACGAAACTCACCAGTGGCTGGGAACACAGAACCGTCAGTTACAGTGATCGAGGTCACGACGCCGTCGATGGCCCCGTTCAGAGTTGTTGCTGCGTTGTTTACGAATTGCTCTCGTGCCATTTTATTCTTCTTTCCATGACTTCAGGATGATTGAGTGACGCGGCGAGGCTGACCCCCATGCCCTCTCGCTAAGTGCGAATCCAACTTGGTCTGGTCCGCCCGCCATGAAGTTCGTTCGGCTCTCGCTAAGCATCTGGAAAAAGTTGATGCCGTCGTGTGAAATGCTGAAGATAAGGTTTGTGTTGTTGTCTTCGATACGCATCCAAAGGGACAAGACGTCCGAGTTGGGTGTGGGGGTTGTTGCGGTCGAGGTGAAGGTAGTTGGATTAGTCCAACGGAACACTCCGTGGTTGTTACCTCCATGGCTTGTCATGTTGATGAACTCACTCGTCGATGATTCTCGGCAGTGAATGCCTCCGGTGGTGGCGGTCCCCGCCCAGTCCCATCCGTGGTATAGAAAACCCGCAGTGACAGTCCAAGGAGCTGTGGGGGCGGTTTTGTAAGCGACGTGGAGTTGGGCGTTGTTGGTAGCGGTGTTGTCAGAGATAAGAGCCAAGCTTCCGTCAGCTTGATCTTGGAAGAACGAGCCGTCCACATTATCAATGGTGAAGTCAGCTGAGGTCAGTCGGTTGCCGTCGATGTCTACCAATCGGGCCGCTTCTCGGGAACTGGCACCAGCTGTGATGTGATCGATGTAAGTTTTGAGACCGTCCGCTGTTAGGACTGGGATGAGAGTTGTACCATCAGTGTGGGAGACAGCTGTCGTGCTGTCTGCTCCACGTTCGACTGTGAGTACGTTAGATGACCGGGCCGTCACAAGGAGGACCTCGTTGTCAATGCGAAGGCGGTAGTCACCTTCAGAAGGCCAGATAGAACCGTCCGCCACTGTCACAGAGGTGGCCGTGTCATTGATCGTACCATCCAGAGTGCTGGTTGTGTGGTTGACGATTTTCTCGTAGCGTGCCATAGTTGTACCTTTGAAAGAAAATCTGAGCCGCCCGCTCTGCAGCGAACGGGCGACCCAGACCGAGAGGGAGCGATTAGCCAGAGACCGTGTAGGTCACTTTCAGCGTGTCTCCGTTGTTGACTGTAACTTCCGTTGAGAAAGGAGCAGTCGCCCATAGTGTGCCAGCTGTTCCCGTCAACGCATCGTTGATGAAAATGCCGTGGATCGTTTGCGTTGTTGTGAACGCAAAGTCAATCGTTGTCGAGTTCGAGATCGAACGGGTAGCGGCAGCCGACAAGGCTGTCGTCCAGTTCTGCCGAGCGGCAGCCGTGAAGTTCAAGTTTTCGTCCCAAGAGTTCGACGACATTGTGTCGGCGTCGGCAAGGGTGGCCCCGGTGTCGATCAGACTCATGTACCAAATGGCACTTTGAGTCTGGTTGCGGAACATGATGTCCAGCAGGGCGTGCATACCTTCGTCCACGATACCGTTCTGGGTAAACGTGGTCTTGGTGATGACACCGTCGCTGTTGACAACTTGTGCCTTGATCGGGTTGAAGAACCCGGCGGCGTTGAGTGCTTTGCGAGCCGATGTTACCAACCCGCTGTCCATTTTGTTAATCATTTAGAATGACTCCTAGTTAGAGAGAAGAAGAGCGAGTTCGAAGCTCACGCTTCAGGTCACGGGCGACGTCACGTCCTCGGATGTCACTTGCATCCGATGATTGAATATTGACATTGATGTCTCCCACGTTCGTTACTGCTCCACCCTTTTCCCGGAATTGAGGTTTCTGACCAGCGTTCATAGCTGTCAGTTGTGAGCGGAACTGTCGCGTAGACGCGGCGTTCATCACAAACTCTCCGGGAGCGGTTGATGTTGCAATACGGTCCTGACCACGGGTGAAACCACCCGTTTGTCGATGGATTGCTTTGCCAAAGAAGGCAGTCTGGGTTGGAGCACCTGCTCCACCTCCCGCTGCTGCGGCTTCTTGAGCTGCTTTCGTGACTTGCTTCCATGCTGTTGCCACTTGATTGATTGACCCGATTTGCGAAGCCGCAGTCGGCCCGATCTTTGCAACCTCTGGTGCTACCTTGCTGGCAGCAGTTTTGAGGTTGTTGGTCGCGGTTGTAGCGTCGTCGATCTTTGCTGGAAGCTCACCCGCTTTGTTCTCAACTGCTTGCCCTTGAAGTTCAAGTTGCTCGCTTCGAGTTTGGATGATTGCTTTCGCGTTCGCGATCTGTGCTTCGACGTTCGCAAGTTGACCGCTGTCGAGGGGGTCCTTTCCGGTCTTCTGATTTTCCTTCAGAGCCTTATCGACGTTTTCAAGAGCGTTCTTCGCCGCTTCAATACCAGCCTTGTCCAGCTCACCAATGCCCGCGATGCTGTCGTTGATAGACTTCGTGAACAACCCTTGAGGCCCGAACACAGCGTTGATGTCTGTGGTCGCGGTCACGAATAGGGCAGCCAGTTTCTGGGTGACGGTATCGAAGACGTTCGTGTCGATGGCCACAGGAACGTTCAGGGCTTGCTTAGCGAGTTGCTCCTCAAGAGTGAGTTGCAGAGCTGCCAGCTTCGCCGAGGTACGAGCCTCGTCCACGACAACTTCCGCTTTGATCTGCTGGTCCTTGATGTTGACCAGAGCCTCGAACGGAGCCGTGCCGATGGCGTCTTGTAGATTCTTTCGAATCTGAGCGGTGTCGAAGACTGCTTTGGCAGTTCCTTCCAGAAGCTGCTGGCTTCCCTTCCTGTTTTCAGTGTCACCTTTCTGTCCGCCAAGCTTCTTAGCTAGGCCGCCAGTGACGTCCTTACCTGCAAGCTCGTTGACCTTCTCCAAAGCTTTGATAAGCGTCTGGGTCGCGATCTCGGCTTCCTTTGGTCCGGTAGACATCTGGCCCAAGATCGCAAGTTGAACCTTAACCACGTCGCCCAGAGTCTGGACTTCAGCGGTCACCTTCTTCATTGCCTCTTCGACTGTCTTGACCTTAGCCAACTCTTCGTCGCGCAACTTCTTGACAGTCGCTGCCCGAAGCTTCTCGTCTCGAACGATCTGCTTTAGGAACCGCTTCTTAGCGTCGGCGACAGTCTTGTCGTCTTGAGTGGTCTTTGTGGAAGCTGCTCTACGCTCGGCGTCGTCCAATTGCCGACGAGCTGTGGCCCGCTTCTCCAGAGCTTCTTTTGTCTTCTCTTGGTCAAGCCCAGCAGACCCCAACTCTCGTCGAGATTCTGCAGCGGTCTTCAGAGCCCGGCTCAGAGTAGCCGCGACCTTACCTTGGTCTGTGAGGTTCTTCAACCCGTCATCGAACTTGATGTCGGCCAGTTCTTGCTGGGCACTCTTCAAGCGGCCCGCAGAAGCGGCGATCTCAGCGTCCGCACCCTTGATGGCGTCAGTGATCGACTTGATAACCTTCGAGCGAGAGTCAGCGAAGGCGTCCAGGACTCCCTGGAAGCTTGCGATAACTTTTGCGTTTGACTCTCGGGCGGTTGCCAGTTGTGTTGAGAATACGTCCTCGATGAAAGCCTTGGTCTCGTTGAAGGAAGTCTCGATAGCCGCGAGCTTCTTCTCTTCCGCTAGAACAGTTTCGTCAGCTGTTTTCTTGGCCTGCTTGCTCTCTTCGAGGCTGAGGTCGATCCGCTTCTGAACTTCTTTGTTCATCTGTTGCATGACACCGACAGCGATGAGAGTGGTAGCAGCAACAGCAGCCGCAGCGATACCGAATGGTCCCAAGAGGGCCACGATGGCACCCAGAGGAATGACTGCGTTTGCAGCCCCTGCAGCTAGAAGGCCAAGAGCGATTGTGACTCCGCCGATAGCAACTCCCATTGTCTTCGCGTTCGGGATAACCTTGTTGAACATCTGGACGAACTTGGTGATGATCGGTAGGATTGTGTCCCCTAGTTCCTCAAGACGGACTCTCAGCTCGTTGAAAGCTTTCTCAGCCTCACGCGCGGGTGACCCGTCAATCTTGTCGAAGGCAGCTTGAGCCGCTCCGGCTGAGCTGTCCAGTTTCTTGAGGACTTCGTTGAAGTTCTCGCCCTCGTTGGCCGCCAGGGTCAAAGCACCTGTACCGCCTCGGACTCGACCGAACATCTTAACAAGAGACGTTCCGTTCTTAGCAGCGAACTCACTCATCTTCTGAAGCAATGGGTTCAGGCCGCCTGCGGCTGCGATAGCCGAAGGACCGTCAGTCGCACCGAAAGATCGGAACGCTTGGTTCATTTGCTCGGTAGGCTTCAAGAGCTTCGAGACGATACCTCTGATTTGTGTCATCGCCACGCTGGTGGTTGTACCAGACTTGGTGATGGTCGCCAAAGCTGCGGCGACTTCGTTGAATGAAACCCCAGATTCCTTAGCAAGTGGGAGAACAGAACCAAGAGAGTTCGCGAACTCCGACATTCGGGTTCGACCTTCCTCGACAGTCTTGAACAAGACGTCTGAGATCTGAGTGGCTGTTCCGGCTTCTTGGCCGTAAGTGTTGAGGATCGATGACAGAGCGTTGACGGCATCGCCAGTCTCTGACACGGTGGCAATCGCCAACTTGTTCGCATCCGTTAGGAAGGACATGTCGCTGGCTGAGTTGACAACTTGGTTCGAGAAAGCTTGGTACGCAGCTTCAGCCTGCTCGACGGTCGGCTTCCCGAACTCCACTGAGAGGTTGCGTACTGCGGTTGTGAGCGTATCGACCCCTACGTTACCAGAGATTGTCGAGACCTCAGCAATGGCTTGCTGGAACTCTTTAGAAGCGTTGGCGGCATCGCCTAGAAGGCTCACAATGTCCCGAAGGCCAGAGAGAGCGGCACCGAAGACGAAAGCTCCGGCGAAGGTGGATTTGACTGAGTTGCCGGCAGCTGCGGCCTTCTGCTGGGTTTGCCCGAGCGAGTTGTTGAGACCGTTAAGTTGCTGGGTGGCCGCACCGACACCAGAAGCGTTGCCGAGCGCAGACATTGACTTCTGAGCGGCAGCAGCTTTCTTGGGAGTGTTTCCTAGGCCCCTGTTGAGCCCCGAGAGCTTCTTGGACACATTGCCCAGGGAAACCTTGTTCAGTTCACGGAGCGAAGAGGTGAGTCTCTTGGTGGCATCAGTGAGTGAATTAAGGGCTTTCACTCCTTGGGTAACATCGAAGCCTAACTTTTGGGTAATCTCAGCCATTTACAGTTTTCTTCCCTTAATGAAATTGAATGGATTGGTGAGTTCAGGAGTCCGCTCCTTAAACTGTTCAGCGGCTTTGCCGGTGAAGTTGAACGGCGTCGGTGTCTTGAGGCCGGTCGGCGAGAAGATTCCTCCGTGAGGGAACTCCGCGTGGTTGAACTCGTTGAACGCGAGATACCGCAAGCTCGTCTCATAAGTGAAGTGGAAAGTATTCTTGGTGATTTCTAGACCACCGCTACTTTCGCTTCGTCCGAGACCGCTGCGATCTTTCTTAGCAACTAGGGGTTGTGTTGGGATGCTGAACCCCACCGCGTCCGCGAGGTGTGAGAAAGTGGCGTGAGAAGCCCTTGACCAGACAGGAACGATGGCGATCACGGTCGCGAGCCAATCTCGGCCCGCGTCCTTGATCTCTTCTTCCATGTCTTTACGCATTTGGCGGTTCCAAGCATTGATGTCGATATTCACCGACTGCAAGCTGAATTTCTTCCGGATGCCCATTGCGTATCTCTCTGGTTAAGGTTTAGGAGCCTGATCGCCACCTGACTCATCGTACGATCTGACTCGATCATATTCGATGAGCTTGGCTTGGGACCAGACGTCCAGTTCGTCCCAGTTCACCATTCCGGGGACGTTGATCCCCGGCGGGTTTACTCTGAATCGCTCGCAGGCTGACCAGATGGCGTATTCCCCTGTTCGGTATCTGGGCCAGAGGATTTTTCCGCTGCCTCCTCCAACCCACGTAGAAAAGCCGCTCGGGCTTCTTTGAGTTTGGCTTCGTCGAGCGAGTTGGCCTGCATGACACAGACAACGATCCGCTGAACTTCAAATTCGCTGAGGCCAGCGTCTGAGAGTTCCTTGGTCCAATTGACCCAGGTTGCTGGCTCTTCCAGCTTGACTGTTTGCCATTCGATTTCCGAAGGCTCAAGAGACTTGATAGCCATGAACGCGAATCGCTTCTCGCCATAGGTTTCCATCTCTTTCACAAATCCAGGGTCTTCGGTCAACAGAACGTTGCCTTTACCCTTCACGAAAGCTCGCTTGGCTTTTGGTTGCCGCACGTAGCGGTCGAAGTCTTCCATACTCAACACAGCTCGCGCGGTGATGACTAGGTCTCCATTTGATCGTGGTAGGACCAGGATTTCTTCCGAAGGTCCGTCGATAGTTTGTCCGCCGATATTCAACGCCATTGTTTTACCCTCTCACAGATAAAAAGAAAAGAAGGGACCGCCCCGAAGGGCGGAACCAGGAAAAGATTAAGTGATGTCGATTGGGTTTGTCACAGGACAATCCAACGACGCCAGTCGAGTCGCTACTGCGTCGGTGACATTGCACCGGCCAGCAACAGCGATTGTTGCCTCTTGGAGGTCGTACTCCAAGGTCTCGTAACGGAAGTCGGCGAAGACGAGCTTTTCGTCTTGGTCGGTTCCACATGGGAGACAGTGCCGCAACTCGACGTTGATAGCGTACGGAGCACACTGATCAGAGTCTGAAGAAACCCACTCCGCTGCGTCACCTAGCTGTTTTAGGGCGTCAACAGGTGTTACAACTTTGTCGGTCTCTTGTGTTACGAACACATACGTGAACTCAAGGCTGAGTTCAAGAGGTTGCTCATCGCCGTTCCGGACTGTATCGAGGATACCTCGGTCGCGGTCGTAGATTCGCTCAACGGTTTCAGTAAAGGTCAAGTTGCCGTCACCAATCTGAATGTACAGAAGGTGAGGAGCAAACGTGATCACAGCAGTGTCGGAGATAACGCCGTCCAGTGCTGGGGTGAACAAAATGTTCGTCGTGGTTCCGGAGTTCGGGTCACGGTCAGTGACCGTGTGGACATTAGCAGTGGCCTCGCCCGCAACAGTGAACGTAGCTCCAACGGGAATTTGGTCCGCTACAGTCGTGTTCAAAGCTACCGACAGGACGTCCATGTCAGTGTCACCGTCAATGGTGACGAGGTTGTTCGCCGCTGTCCCCGACAAACCGTCCCGAAGATAGATCGGGCTGTTTTTCAGTTCAATTCGTGCCAAGGTAGTCTCCTTTAGGCGATTGGGTTGGTTACTGGGCAGTCAAGACTTGCGAGTCGCGTAGCGACAGCGTCAGTCACATTGCATCGACCGGCAACAGCGATAGTCGCTTCTTGCAGATCGTATTCCAGTGTCTCATATCGGAAGTCCGCGAAGACAAGCTTCTCGTCCTGATCCGTTCCGCAAGGCAAGCAGTGTCGAAGTTCGACATTGAGAGCGTACGGAGCACACTGGTCTGAGTCTGAGGAGACCCACTCAGCCGCGTCACCAAGTTGCTTCAAAGCATCGACCGGAGTCACAACTTTGCCAGTTTCTTGTGTAACGAAAACGTAAGTGAACTCAAGGCTCAACTCAAGGGGTTGTTCGTCACCGTTTCGTACCGTGTCGAGAATACCTCGGTCGCGGTCGTAGATTCGTTCTACAGTTTCGGTGAATGTTAGGTTGCCGTCACCAATCTGAATGTACAGAAGGTGTGGGGCGAACGTGATTGCTCCGCCATCGGCATACGTACCGGCTCCAAGAGCAGGTGAGAAGACGATGTTGGTTGTTGGGCTAGTGGACGCAGGTGTGCGAGCAGTGACCACGTGAGTCTGAGTTGCATCAGTCTCTCCGGCTACTGTGAACAAAGCTCCGACAGGAACAAGGTCCACGTCGGTTGTGTTGAGCGCGACGGTGTCGAGATCAAACTCAGTGTCAGTTGCTACCGGTGCGGTAGCAGGCTCGTTGATTGCTCCAGTACCAGCCAAACCATCACGCAAGTAGATCGGCGAATTTTTCAATTCGATTCGTGCCATTTGATGTTTACCTCGTAGGGAATTTGTTAGCTAACAGTGTAACCTAGCTTCTGATGTTGTTCTGCTGTGAACAGAGCGGCTTCTGGGTTGCTAGTATCCCGTGTTCGTTTAGACCCAAGGAATCCACATGTCGAGTACGCCGCCAACAGTTGCCTGTTGGATGTTGGTTCCGTTCTTGACGTAACCGTATCGGTCTACTCGTAGGAACTCTCTCTTGGATCGCTTTGGCCCCAGACAACCAATCAGGCTGTCGTCATCGTCCGGCCCGTTGCCGCAACGATTCACAAGTAGGGGTTTTCTCAAAGCTTCTTGGTAGACGCCTAGCCACCGGTCGAGGGTGTAAGGGTCTTTGACTTCATCTTGTCGGAAGGTCATCAGGAAGTTAATTGGAACTTCGTGAACTTCCCATCCTGGGTTGTCCTTGAGATAAGGTCCCTGGATTCGCATCTCAATATGGTCTCGCTCTTCTTCGCCCTCTTTCAGGTCGTAACCTGTGACGTCAAATTCGGGAGCCGACGTGATGCTTGCGTTTACGGTGTTCTCAAACCAGTCCGTCATTGAGGCGACGATCCAGCGAGGCATGTGTGGGTTGGTTGTTTGCAATGTCATTCGATGGTGAATCCTACGCTGTGTCCAACTCGAAGTTGAAGGGTGTCTGTGAGATTCTCCTTCACGGATCGTTGAGGCGTCACTCCGGCGATCTTGTTTCCTGTAACCATCCAACCTGACCCGAAGAACAACTCTTCAAATGACTCGACGTCGTATCGCTCAAGGCGACCAACTGCTGGATCGTCAACGATGATCCAGTCGGACAGGCTCCATTCGTAATCGAACGGGATGCCTCGTCGCTCTTCGAAATCGAAGATGAAGTTTCTCTTGCCCGCGACGAACTGGCCGCCCATGATGAATGGTTTGGACGCTGAAATGTAGGAGATCGATTGTGTGACTTGTGAGGTCACTTTGGCCGGAAGCACGATGCAATTATCGACTTCAATCGAGGTGGAAGCTGAGGTTCGTACGCCGGTCTTTCGATTCAGGTCCGAAGAAGTCATCTTGTAGACTTGGACCGAGCAACCGTGTTGCTTCTTGAGCGAACCGATTACTTGCTTGACGAAAGTTTTTGGGTTAGAGCGTCTCATTGGTTCCTGTTCTACAGAATGATCCAGCCCGTCCCGATGGACGAGACAGTGATGGAGTCGTTTTTGGTGGTCAGGCTCTGAATCAAGTCGTCATCGATAAGTTGAGAACCGTCACCATCAACGATGATGGTTCCTGCGAAGCGGCTTTTGATGTCATACTCCTTGCCGAAGACAAGAGCAGCGTCGATCAGCGTGATCGTCAGGGCCGCAGTACAAACAATGATTGAGTCATCCGCCGTGACCGTGTAGTCAACAGCAGTGAACCGGGTGTGGCGCACTCCCGACTGCTTGATGTTGTTCCCTTGTTGAACCTTGCCATCGACAATGATCAAGGGAGGAACAGGAGCATCTGGCACAGCGAGGAACGTAGCGACACTTGTCAGAGTCATCGCTGACTCAAGGACTTGCGAGATCTCCAGGTTCAGGGTCGCGACACTCGAAAGTGACATGACCGATGAGGCGGATTCCAAGATGAAAATGCTGGTGACAGTATTGGTCGCCACCGACGTCATAGCCAGCGTGCTCGACGGGTTCTCAATGGTAGAGGTGTCGGCGTTAAAGCCCGCCGTCATCTCAAACGCGAGGGAAGCTTCGCTCGTACCTAGAACTGATGTGAGTGCCATTATAGAAGAATCGGCTCCGCAATTTCGATGTCAAGTTTAGTTGCAGACGCCGCTCGCGCGACAGCCACAACGTGTTGGCCAACTGTTGTCGTTGGAGTCGAAGTCAACTTCCCGGCAACAGAGTCTAGGTAATACACTGCTCCTGGGGTTAGGTTGGTCGTCCCTACAACAGTTGTCCAATCGGACTTGGTGATCGTTCCTTCTGTGATGTAGTCGCCGGAAGCTCCGGACGTGACATCTTCATTGGCGAGACCAATGACTGAGTAGTTCGTGACGTTGTCGGCTAGATCGACATTCGTGTCACTCACGACATAAACAGGCTGGCCTTCGACAGCAGCACTGTCAAAGATAGCTGTGCATGGCACAACTCCGCCGACTCCGCCTCCACCAAATGAGCCCGCGTGAACCACTGTTTGTGTGATTCCAAGAGCACTTGAGGCCGGCCAGGGCACGGCATGTTGGGGAGTGACTGTCTGAGTCAAGCTCAGAGTCGAGGCGACGTTGCCGAAGGCAATTCCAAGAACTGTTTGGCTGATGCCCAACGATTGAGCAAGCACAGGGCAGTAATCCACATTCACAACCGACTGGAGGCCCAGCCGGTGTGTGATTAACTTAGCACTGTCTGCAGTGCCTTCGTACGGTGAGTGGATACATTCCATTATTCATAGGACAAGACGTTGAGGGTGGCACTGGCTGCGGCCTCGATGACCTTCAGCTTGGTGACGTCACCGTTGTATTTGAAACAAACACCAGCCGGGATCAAAAAGCCGACAGTGGTTGTTGGGTCTGTCCCGTCATCTCGGATGCGGACAGCTTGTGTTTCGGGGATCAGCCAGCAGATACGGCCCGATCCGGGAACGCTTACGGCTGCTGATAGAGTGGTCAACTGGTTATAGCCCTTTGGGACTAGATTAGCGTCAGCGACGATTTGATTGGGTTGTTCCATTGAGCTGTCTCCAGGTGAAAGAAAACCGAGAGGTCCCGCCCCGCGAAGGGCAGGACCAATCGGGTAATTGTCGTTCAACTAAGCAACGCTTAGCTGTACATCACGCAAGCGAGCTTGGTGTTGAGGATCTGAACTCCGCACAACATATCAAGGGTGATACGTGTAGCTTGGTTCAAGCCGTCGTACGTCGAAGTCATTCGGATGGACAAGCCACCGAAGCTTACAACGAAGCTTTCTGCCTGCTGAGTCGAAGGCGTTGCCAATGGTCGGATAACCAAAGCAACCGCGTCCTTGTGGAACGCAACGTTCATGTCACCGGCTGGGCCAGGGAAGACCACGTCGGAAGCCGACATTGCTGTTTCCAGCGGTCGGTCCAACTGAACGCTTGCCTCGGTGTCAACGGTTGGGTAAGCCAAATCTTCGTCGATCTCGGTGATGGTGTAGACCTTTCGGGCTGCTCCAACTCCGTGAGCCAACAACTGGCCAACCTGAAGAACTGTGCCAGAGGCAAGTCCGTCAATGAGGATCTCGTTGTCGTAACCGACAGCGTAGTTGTTACCGGCCTTGACGATGCCCGAGTCGTAAACAGTGATTGCAGCAGCCGCAGCGATAGGTCGCTTGGTTGCTTCAACCAAAGTGAAGACGTCAGGAGTAGCCGAGGTGGCTGAGATGACGTGAGCGTGGCCTTCGCCTTCGATCACGATGTACTCTCCGTCAACCTGACCAGTGGTAGTCGCGGTTGCAGGAATAACTGTTACGCCCTTCGCAAGAGCAGTTCCGCCCTGCACGAACGCAGTGCTCGCAACGTCGGCAACGTCAACAGAGTTAACGTTCTGGTCAACCCAGGTGGTCATGCCGTAGATGCGACCGATGTTAGCTTCCGCCAACGTTCCGCCGCCGTCGCCACGCTTGTCCGCTTCAACAACGACACTCGACTGCAAGAGTGCAGCTTCGGCGTTGGTTGAAAGGATGAGCTGACGTCCAGCCTTTGGGCACTTGTTGTCCTGAAGGACCTTGTTGGTCTCGACCAAGAAACGCTGAGCGTTCGAAGCCGTCATGGCTCCCAACTCACCCGAGGTGTAGGTGCTCAATCGAGCAACCTGTCCAAGGACGATTCGGTCAGTAGCTTCCGCCAAGGCGAGAGCAGCTGGCTCAAGGTAATCTTCCGACAAGTTAGCGAACGACTTGCTCGCTTCTCCGTCGTTGATCAAGAACGAAACAGTCGCCCACTGGTCCAGGGGAACCTGGATCTTTGTGCTGGTCGCGTCTTGGGTCTCAAGAGCCTGACCGTCACGTGTCCGCTTCATCTTGAAGGCAGATGGTCGTCGAACGTTGACAATGTCACCGTGCGATTGGATCATGTCTTCGAAGTCACGCTTAACAAGCGCGGCTGCGACCATGTTGGAACGAAGGAACATCAAGGTTGTTCGAACCCAGTGCTCGTCGATAGATGCAGTGTTGTCGTTTGCGTACGCCAAAACCTGCGGTGCTGCCATTAGGTAGCTAGTGTTCATAAGTTTCTCCGGTATGGAAAAGGATGTTTGTTTGAAAAAAAGTTTGAACCCTGCATAACCGCAGGTGGTAAGGGCCTACCCTCGCCTAGTCAAAGTTTCACAGACAGAGACTCGGTTTAGTAGTGTTTTGGAGCCAATCCAAGAGACTCAGGGTTCTCTTCGAATCGCTTCGCGAAGTCGTCCATGCTGATCTTTTTGCCATCGACGGTACGAGCGTCTTTGACTCCGGAGGCTGCAGTTCCTCCACCAATACCTGCAATCACAGCATTTCGGAATAGGTTTTTGTTTTCGTCCGTGGGGTCGTTCTTCATCAGCTCGACTACCTCAGTAGGCGGCTTCCAGGTTGTCAGGACAGACCCATCTTCGCCTTTGACTTCCAGGGCTGTTAGAGGAACAAGTCGGCCAGTGGGGTTGCCCTCGCTGTCCTTTTCCTCTTTCATTTCAGTTTTGTCCCGCAGAAGCGAGACGAGTTGATTTGGGCTGTATGCGTCGTGAACCACAGCAGCGTCCGTCAACGTTCGTTCGATTGTTTCACGCTTGTACAAGCTCTCCCATTGCTTGGCCTCATCAGCCAAACGCTGGACTTCTGATTCATGAGCTTCTTTAGCCTTCTTGGCCGTAAATGCTCGTTGCTCTTCAGCGGATCGTTGTGAAGCTCGCAAGTCTTCGAGGTCGTTCGCGAGGGCCGCTCGCAACTCTTCCGAGTTCTTGTTGTCCGCGATTGCCTTCTTCAGGCGTGCTTCCATTTGCTTCGCAGTCTCGCCAACCTTGGCTCGCTTTGCCTCTTCCTTTCGACGGTCCTCAGCAAGAATCTTGTTGAGTTGGTCCTGGGTGAAAGTTGCTTGTTCCTCCTCCTTCTTCTTTGCGGCGGCGTCATCACCACTGCTGGTGTCATCGGCGACATCAGCAACGTCATCAGCGACGTCAGCGACATCAGCAACGTCTTCGTCGTAAGCAAGAATCTGAGGGACAGCAAAAGCAAATCGAAAATCTTTGAACGTCATGGACATTCCCCTTGTGTAAGGTAAGCCCCAGATGAAAGCTGCCTGGGTTCAGCATGGTCACGCGGAATGCGTGGTTAAACTCTGATGAGACAGAAGCCCCAGTCATCACGGAACCACGGTCGCAAGTAGTTGAAAGCTTGCGGGCTCGGAATCAGGAGTGCAATGTGATCCATTGCGATCTGTCGGTTGTAAGCTTGGCGAACGCCGCCGTAAGCTTGGCTCGTGACGACCAGTTGCTCGAAGTCTTCTTCGGGAACTCGTCCGTCGAGTAGGGCGTAAGCCCAAAGGTACTGTGCCCAAATGACTTCATTTGGAACAACAAGTGAATCTCCGCGAGGGAACTCTCCGGCTTGCGTCAAGTACGCGGCCATCAATGTCGCCTCGGTGGCATCGGCGTCAGCATTCAGGGCCTGTTGCACTGGATACTTCTCGTCGATGTAGTTGAACATGTTCATGCCTTCGAAGGCTTGGTTACATGCTTTTGTTCGATCTTCAGCTGAGCCTCGGTCCCACGCGAATGTGTGGAGTCGATTAGCAAAGTAGTTGTTGGCTTCAACAAGCGAGCCATAGCCTAGCCATGTTGCCATTATTCACCGTCTTTCTTTGCTTTTTGTTCTCCACGCTTTTGCGTGTCTTCCGCTCGCTCCGTTTTACCTGACGACTTGTCGGCGTCAAGCTCCGGTGCTCCCCGTGCCGCCGGACGATCCGGTGACGCTCCGGGAGTTTCGCCCGGTGGAGTTTGAGCTTCCATTGTAACTTTGATCTGCTCCGCTCGGTCCTTGCGACCTTGCTCGACTTCCTTCTTAGGCAAGTCTTGGGAACCGGCTGCTGTCTCGTCAGAGATCAGAGCCCCTTCTTTCATCGCCATGATGTTGTCGAAGTCGCCGATGAACGGATGCTTTTCAACTGCTGAGGTCATCTCGGTCATCTTGTTAGACGAGACTTTACCCGTGAACAAGTCACGAATGACCTTCTTGGCCCCTTCTTTCTTCACAGGTTGACCTGGAAGTTGGTTGGTGACCTCAATGAAAGCCTTAGCGTTGATAATTCTCTGCTCATCAGACAGTAGGTTGTATCGCTTTGGATAGGTGATGACCGGGAACTTGGTCCCCTTCTCGTACATGGTCATGTACTTGCCGATCTGAGTTTCCAGGTTCTGCAGCTTCATCGCAATGAAGTGCAATCCGGACTCAAGACCTTGAGCACTGATTTCACGGGTCTCACGGCTCTCTGAGCGTGTCCCTGTTTGGTTCTGAACGGCAACGTTGATCAGCTGTCGAATCTCGTCAGCAAGCTTCTCACGGTACTCTGAGGACCCCTTGAGGGAATCGACAGGCATACTCAGCCAAGTCGGAGCCACTTCGTCCGGTCCAAAGAACCTTCCTGTGACCCAACCGCTTCGAATACCTGTTCGGACTGATGCGTCCCGCGACCGTTGGCCGCCGGGCTCACCATTTCCTCCAGGAGGCTTCTTCCACTGTTGTGCGTCCGCGCGAGTGTCCTTTTGGATCAGCAACATTGGGTTGTTGGCGTTGATCGCGAACATGACTTCGTTGGAGGCGATGTTCATCAGGGCTCGCTGGTAGCCAGCGGTGTCTGCTAGGAGCGACTGGTCAAGTGCCGGCATAATGAAAGGGATTTCTCTCAAAGCCGTGATAACAGTCGATCCGTCGTCCTCGATCTTCTGCTCGCTGCCTACTACTTCCGCAGGCATCTGGCTGAGGTTTTTGTCGAGAAACTTGTATCTCATGAAGCCGTCGTCGCCGATCCAACATAGTCGGAACCGCTCGGTGGCGTTCGTTGGGAAGTTCAGTCCAAAAGCTTGAGTGAAGTCCACCTTGTGGTCACGTAGCATGACCATGGAGAACGTTCCCTCTTCTTCTGGGCGTCTCATACTCCAGTTGACGATGTCCTCGACCTTGTACGCATAAGCGTATGGTCGCGACTCTCCGTCAGCCATTGTTGGGCCTTGAGGAGGAGCGTTGTCAACGAAGACCCCGACTCGTCCCATGACCAAAAGTTCAGTCAGAACATCCGTCCCAACGAAAAGGTTCATCGACTGACCTTCGCGGTCAACCCCTGTCCCTTCTCCGGCGACGGCTGCTTGATAGTGAGCTGATCCGCCGGAACGGACAACGTCTTCCATTCGCTGAGTGATAGATCGCCGAACGTCCTTCACAGCGTCTTTAGCGACAGCTGGGATTGGGGTGTTCAGTTTTCTCAAAGCAAGTTGCTTCGGAGTTTCGTCTGGAATGTCCAGAAGATACTGCCGCATGAACTCATCACCACCCTCGAAGGTCAGGCGGTACTCATACCAACGATCAACGTCGGCGGTGAAGTCCGGATGGCTCAGTGACGATAGTGATAGGTTATGTGCCATTTACGATGCGCAGACTTCGCAGAGTTCCTTGGTTGAGTCCATCTCAGTGATCAATACTCGCTGAGAGCATCGGCCACATGTTTTCACTCCTACGGGATCAGTGTTTCGAAGTTCCATGATGACCCGCGAAGACTGTTGGCTTCGCTTTGCTCGCTCGGTTTGGAGCAGCTCGTTTCGAGTCTTGACTTCCGCCACGGTCTCGTCCAAAGGAAGGGTCGCTTCCTTCTTCAGGTTGGTGAACTTGCGTGCGAGCATCTCCGCTTCGGGCTTGCTGATCACTTCTGGCGTAAACGTGGTGCCAGAATCAGATACAACCGGATCGCCTTTGTAAGAGACATCCTTGATAACGGATTGGGCTGAGTCCGCTGGTACGCCGACTGATTGTGCAAACTCCGGCGCGAATCGTCCGAGTGACGAGTCGGTGTCAAAGTTTCCGTCTGTTGAGTCGATAGGTGTTTCGGGGGCATTGTCGGCCTCCGAGTCTACATCTAATACGGTCTCGACGAGCTTGCGAGGGTCGATTGCGGCCTTCAACTCTTCTCGTTGGTTACCGTTTTGTTTCTTCGCCATGTCTGCTCCTTAAAAGTCTCGAATTGAATCGTCGTTGCCGATTGAACGACCGGATCGTTTCGCGTAAGCTCTCATGTGAGCTACTTCGCCAAGTGTGTAAGCATGAGCCAAGTGATCAGCCTTATTGGGTGGCGTGACGTACTTAGCTTTTGGTCGGTTGTTCTCGTCGTACTCGTAAGTTCGAGTCAAGTTGCACAAGTGCTCCTTGAAGACGTAACCAGTGTCAACTGGGATGATCACTTGCTGCTTGTGGAATCTTCCAAGAGCCATATCTAGGAAAGAGGTGCGATCCACAGTCAGCAAGGAAACCTTGTCGTCTCCGACTTTGCAGTTGATGTCCAGCTGTTGTGTTCCCTTTCGGTACTGACAAAGGCTGACTCCGCCGTAGAACTCGTTTGCAAAAGCTCTCGCCATCGTTGTTTCAGGTTGGAAGTCGATCACGGCGTGCTCAATCGAGTAGTCTCGCATCAAGTTGCCCAGTTGGCCCCAATCGCCTCCAGGAATCCTTCGGACTTGAAGAACCTTGGCGACCGAAGCTAGGTGAGGCTCGAAGCCAGGGTCGCGAGTATAGATGTACTCGGTCACCACGCAGTCAAGCATCGTACCAACGTCGATTCCCATTACGATCATCCGACCACCTTCGACAGGTGGGTCGTCAGTCAGATGGTGGTCGCCGATGCAACGATTGATAATCTCGTTGCTAAGCTTCGCACCTTCCATGACGTACGGAAGTCCAAGGCTCTGGTTGACGAACTGAACCTTCTCGGCTTCGTTCGCTTCAGCCTTGATGCTCTCGACGACCATTTCGCCAGCTGTGATCTTTGGTCCGTACATCTGAGGGATGTAAAACGAACGGTGATACTGAGCTTCGGCGTTGGCTTCCCACCGTGCGGTGCTAAGCCATGGCTTCATCAAGAACTCATTCTTGTATTTTGGATCGAGTGCCCGCTCGTCGATGTCAAGCTTGTGTCCACAGTGCTGACACTTGAAATACGATTCGGCACATCGGGGGTCGTCGGGCGAGGCTCCAATGATCTCGACAGACTCTGGCCACTCCAAGGTGATTCCTCGCGAGCAGCCTGGGCAATCAAAAACGAAGCGTTCTTGGGTGCCTTCTCTGAATTGTTGGTCGATTCCCATCTCTGGCAGGATCGGCGTGCTCAGTACGAACACGTGACGCTGAGCCAAGCTCCGGGCCGACATACGTTTTTTGATCAACGCGAGACAGTTGATGTTACAACGGTCAAATTCGTCGATGATCGCAACCGATACGGGTTGCGACGTCAAGCCAGCTTCCGAGATGGAACCTCGCATGAAAATGTGTGAGTGAAATTTGGTCGTCTTCAAGGACACCGAGTCGTTCTTTGGGAACGCATCTCGAAGTGCCGGGCTGGTCGCGATGATAGCGTCCAGTCGAGACTGAGCAAAAAGTCCGGCTGCTTGAGCCGTGGGTTGTACAATCATCGCTTCATCCCGCATCTCAATGGCGGTGAACAGCGATTTGACCATGGCGACCACTGAGCAACCCAACTGGGAGCCCTTCATGACCGATACTTGGCCTTCCATGACGTTAACGATTTCTTCGAGCCATGGAAATGGTCCGAAGTCCAGTAAACCTTCAAACGGTGACGGCATCCAAACTTTCTTGGTTGCCCAGCGCGATGGCCACTTGAGTGATTTGTCAACTAGTCCCTGACGGAACTGTGCAAGGAGATCTTGCTTCATAATAACTGCCCTCTTTCCGAGGTAACCCTAAGAAAAGCTGCTTAGGTTCAGCGGGCGTGTAGTACGCTAGTTCCAGTGGTCGGGTGTTTCCTCGACTTCTTCTGGTCCCCTCTCGTACTTCTCTTTGTCTTCCAGGAACTCAGGTTGCTCGTTGTACGGCAAACCTTGTGCTCTGCGGGCTTTGCGTCCCTGGACTCCTACGGTGTAGTGCAACTCGGGAATCCCGCCTACGGCAGGGTATGCCTCAAGTACGTCTACGATGTTTTGGAACGAACGAGTTCGCATCCATTGTCCCATGTCATAAATGTCGATGCCTTCAGCTTCCGCGTAGTCACAGAGAGCGTCGAGGGCGACTTGAGTCCGAGTCTTGGAGCAAACGTCGTCGTATTGTGTCTCGTTGATCTGGTTGTTTTCGAAACGGAAAAGAGCTTCTTTTCGAACTAGCCGAGCAAACAAGCAGGAAACGTAAGGTCGAGTTTTCATGGTGGTCCTCAATAAAAAAGATCCTGTATCAGAGTGCCATCATGGGTTGGTTGGAGATGCACCTGACTTGGATTGTTATTTTGTCAGATGTCTCTTGATGTATTTCGCAGTGACTTTCTTGCCGCCCTGATGGTCTCGGACGACTTTGTTCCCGTTGACGACCACATACATGACTGTCGGGACGCCACACTTGCCGTTCTTCACCTCTTTGGGTAAATCGCCGGGCTTGGGCTTGGCTTTCTTCCACTCGGCCAGCGTGTAAACGTGGACGTCGTAGCCTTCTTTCTTGAGCTGCTCCAAGTGTGGGTCAAGCTCGCGGCACGGTTGGCACCAGGACGGTTCGCTGATCACCAACAAACGAGTTGGCTTGTTCGTCTTCGCGGCCTTGACTTCCCTGACGATGCTGGAAAACAAATTGTAGATCAACGGCGACTCGGTCACCCGAATCTCTTGGGAGACAACGGGAGCTGTTAGCAAGGCAGCTGTGATGCAAAGGGCGGCGAGCAAACGTTTCATTGTGTCAGCCTGTAGTCCAGGGGTGAATTAACTCTTACAATCGCGAATGCGTCGTTCTGTTGGACCATTTGAGTCACAGTCCGGGTGTCGATCCAGAACGATCCAGGCGGTTGCCCAAGTTTCGTCTGTCCGCTGACCCAAGATGGTCCCCAGGAGTTCATACAGCATACGCCTCGGCGAGGTGACCGGTCGTCAACTCCTCCGAAGAGCATTGCGTGCTTCCAAACGCCTCGTCGGCGAAGGAACCCGTCTGAATCGCGAGTGGCCTTTACGCGGCCCCAAGTAAAAATGGTTCGTTGACTGAAGCCCACATTCGATCCGACGACGACAGGGTAGCCGTTGTAGATCGCGTCTCGAACTTCTTCGTAAGTCGTGACTTGGTAGTAATCGACCACGGGCGTGATCTTAGCGATTGGTTCCAGAATATCTGGGAGCCCGCTGCGACCCCATGAGCGACTGACACTCGGGTCATAACTCGACAGATCGTAGCCCGCGTACAGGTAATTCTTCTTGTAAAGAGCCCCGTATTCGTTCATTGCCTGCATGGCCCAGCTGACTTGGCTGCCTGCGGCCCAAACGGTGCTGCCAATCTCGATTCTACTCAAAGCATAGATCGAACTTGCGTCTGTTTCAATTTGCGGAGGGAGGTAAGGTCCTTCGAGCGATTGAACCGCGACTCTAAGGTCGAGGCCGCCCGCCGTACTTTGGCCGACACAGTCCGGGGCAACTTGGTGCCGAGGAATGTAAACGTAGCCTGTCGCCTTTTCCCAGTCCTTGTACAAGAGTCGAATCTCTCCGGCTCCCGAGGGAACGTCGCGAGCTTCGGTCTGACCGTAGCCACCTTCTTCCGGCGCGACCCAGCCCATGTCAATCGGAGCGGACAAACCTTGAACATCTTGATAGTTCTGGATCTGAACGTTCGCACCGATGATGAAGCTCAGCGACAGGGTTGCTGCCGCCAAGAATTTCAGGAGGGTCTTCATTTAATTGCCCTGTGAGTATTTCTCGAACCCAGCAGCCATTGACTCCCAAACGTCGAGGTGCTGTGTCATGCTTGCCAAGTCGCCATTCTCCGCCATTGTCTGAAGAAGAATTTTGATCCCGTCTTCCGCGTCTCCGGGAAGCTCAAGCTCTTTGTTGAGTCGCACAGTTTCCATGAGCAAGGCTCGCGGGTTCTTGTCTTCCATCGTGTTTGCGGCTGCCCGCAAGTTGACGGCCACGGCTGCGGCGGTGTCGGTGTCAAGATCGACGTCCTTCGCCATTTTGAGAATCTTCTTCGCGACGGCGTCAAGGGCCTTCACAGGCTCTACAACAGGCTCTGGCTCTGGGACTACTTCTGGGACTACTTCAGGCACAACTGGCGTTACAGGCTCTTCTGGGGCCACTCTGGGGTCGATCTCGACCTCCTTTTGAGTGAGGTAGAGCTTTCCCTGTCGAATCATGGCAACTGTGACCGTGGTCGGTCCTACTTTGGGTTCTGAGAACACCATCTCGCCGTCGTTCACACCGTACTTCTGCGAGTCGCCGACCGTGTACCAGCAGACGTCGGTCGGCTCGTAATCGGAAACTGAGAGTCGGATGAGCGTGCCCGCTTCGGCGCGGTCGGGGCCGATGACGTGGAAGTCAGCTTGGTCGAGGTAGGTCGCGGAGCCAGGGCCTCGCGTTGCGTTGACTTGTTGGAGGACAACTGGGGAAGCCGATGCTGCGGCGAGGACGGCCCAAAGAAGGACTTGCGCTCCCGACTTGCGTACGGCGGTCATGAGTTGCATGGCTGCGGCACCCATCTCGGGTGTGACTTCCGGCGTCTTAGCTGTTTCTGGCATGGTTTCCCTTGACAAATTGGTGTTCGTGTGTTATGATGTAGGTGTTGCGATCCGTTCGCAGTATTGGACCTTGCGGTCGAGCACTGGAACTCAGAATCGAACTGAGGTCAATGGTTTACAAAACCATGGCTCTGCCATTGAGCTAAACCAGTGTAGAATTATTCATTTGGCACTTCTATAAGTGCTCGGACAGACCCACGGAGCATGAGCAAGCCGGACACGTCGTCCTGAACTGTCATAGACATGAAGTCACCTTCATTCAGGCGAACCGGAGGGTCGAATGTGAACTCGATCTTGAGCCAACGGTTTGTTGCGTCTCCGCCTGTGTCAATCCTGAACTCGCCGTATGTCTGAATCACGTCAGACAATTGTCTGAGAGAGATTGAGGTAACTATCTCGCCGCGAGTCTGTCTTGTCAGTAGGAAGCCGTTCGTCAAAGCCGGTACGGCCAGAAAAGTGTTGTACGCTAAAGCAGTGGCTTCCGTAACTGCGTCGGCCATAAAGATTGACAGGCCCGACATCAAAGTGTTCCGACCAGTAAGGTTTCGAACATAGTAGGTGACTGGGTCTGCTGCTGACACTCCGGTCCAAAGCAAATCGTCG